GGCGGGATGACCAGCTTGCGGGGTTTAGCCGCAATCAAAAGCCCCCGTTCATCTGTCCAGCCAGCAATCTGAATTACAGCAGCTTCAAGAGAAGTCTCATTCAGGTCAGCCGGAGTGGTCAGTTCGTTGGAGTTGGTACCGCCAGAGACCAGCGGGTGGTCAGTAGCACACAGCTCTTTACCGTCGCCGTAGGCCACGTTGCTATTGAACGCATTATTCAGGATAGCAGCAGCCTTAACTTGCTTGGTGTAGGCCATGGCACGGGCCAGCGCTTTGGTGTAACGAGTAGAAAGAGAATCGTACAGATTATCTTCAATAGCTTCCTCGGTCAGAGAAAACCCCATAGCGATGGTCTCGTGGTTGTACCGAGCTGTCCACGCTTCCTGCGCATTGTCATACGCAATAGCGGCACCTTCATCCTTGGTCGGGGCAGCGCCAAAGCCAGACAGTTTGGTTTCTTCCTCGAAGGAACGCTCAGAAGATTCAGTTTCGTAAATCTCTGCGTGTTCTTCGCCGTATTTTGCATACTCAAGTCCGAACAGGGCATTAAGACCCGGCAACAGTTCCTTGAGCAATTGAGCACGTGAAATAGCCATGTCTTATCGCTCCTTAAATACCGGCCTTGTTGGTGTAAGAATGCGAATCCGGATTGAACTTAACAATCAGATCAGTGTACGCATCGCCCACAGAAGAATCCGGACCGTCAACAAAATCAACAATTCGGAATGCCCAACCGGACGTGGTGTTAGTAGTTGCAGTTACCGCAGTGTTGGAATTACCAGTAGTAGTGCTTCCGGTGCTAGTTGACTGAACTGCTGCCAAGTGGGTGTTTTGCCCCAAGTCTTCTTGAGTTACAGCGCCATCTGCCTGTACTTGGAAAAGACAATCAGGGTCGTCCACAACATAAGCTACGGCGTCAGAAGCCACAGTGCCGGTAGGCCAGTACTGTGAAAACAGCTTTTGCTTAGTGTTGGGGTCGGTGTAGGAACAACCTACAAATACGCCAATGGTCCCCGCCGGAAAACCGGTAGAATCATCGCCGTTAGTCGTCACCATCTCGACAGTACCGCCAGCTACAATGGACACAATAGAGCCATTGAAGATATTGGAGGCATAGCCAGAGGCGATCTTAATCAGACGGGTAGAACCAGCATAGGACTGGCCACCTATCAGATTGACGGGTTTAAACCCGTACGGTGATGCAGTAGATGCCATGATAGACTCCTAAAAATTAACCTTTACCAAAACTCACCTGCGATTTGCGGTCATTGAATAACGGCATACGCGGGTCGTTTTCACGCATAAGGTTGTTGTCAACCGAACGAATTTGAGAATCGGTCTGCTCTGTGTAGTACGCATTCCGCTCCTCTATCAATTCTGTCGGTGCCCGGCACAGCATAAGTCCACCCATTACCACATTATCCTTGAAGCGGTCATTCTCAACACTAGCAAGAAAAATCTCTGGGTGGTCAGAAGCCTTTACGGGTTCCCAACCTTCACGCAGTTTTGAGGAAATGTTGGTGGGGTCGTCCTGTCCTTGAATTGCAAGGCGAATCCAGCGGTACTCAAAGCCATCGTCTTTTTTCGGAGTTGGAATTACTTCCGGACGCTGCCACGACTTTTTGCGTTCCGTTTTTTCTCGCGTTGCTAATTCGCGGTTGGTTCGATTGTCAGCCATTTTGTTTCCTCTCTAATAATGCAACCTGTTTGGCGTACTGCTCCGGAGTGATTCCCAGACGTTTGGCAATAGCTTGTTGTGATTTCGACAGCCGCACCTTTTTAGGGGCAGTGCTTCGAGTGACTGGTGCAACAACTTGACTTTGCTTCTTTTCTGGTTTCTCCGGCGTGTCGTCTATCCCGTCATCAAACTGACCGGGGAACACTTGTCGCATACGAGAATTTATCCGCTCGTAGTAAGTGTTTGATCGAGGGTCTACACCCTCATTTACAAGTTTATTGTGCAAACCTAGCGCAAACGCCGTCATTTCGTCGTCAGAGCCGAACCATGGGTTATCGTCGCGCCACTGTTCGGCTTTTTCGTCACGCTGCTGCTGGCTAGGCGTACGTTGCTCCTGTTGTACTACGGTAGGAGCTTCTTGTAAAGGCGTATCGGCCGGTTTTTCCTTGGGTTTATAGGTATTTAGCCTATCCATGCGGATTTGCGCGTCGTTAAGCGCTGTTTGCGCCTCGATAACCGCATCCGGGTCCCCTGCTTCGTACGCCTCACGGTACTGCTTTTTAGCCATGGCAAGCTGGCCTTCCACCGTTTTCTTGGCTTGGCTAATCAATACCGTCTGAGACTGCTCGTAGTTGCCCTTGAGTGCCTTATTCTCTTCCATGAGGCGCTTTGTATACTCTTCCAACGCCTCACGTTCCCGAAGCGCCTGCTCTTTTGCCCGGCGCTCGTCGTGGTACCCCTTGCTGAAATGCTTAATCCGCTGCTGCACCTTCTCGGAATAGTCTTTCAACTCCTCGTCGGTCACATCTTTCGGGGGGTCAGACGGCGTTCGGCCCCGGTCTTCCGGAGGTGTGTCGTCGACAATTTCCACCTCTATTTCGGCTTCGGCTTCGGCTTCGGGTTCCGGTTCCGGTTCAGCTTTGGGAGTTTTTTCCAGTGTTTCCCGGCCGACTGCACCTTCTATTTCCATATCCACTTCTTTTTCCGTACCCGCTTCGGGGTCGGGGAAGTCAAACTCTACTTGTTGCATTGGCATAATTTACTCCTCACGCACGAGTGATTTTACTCGGGTCTTCGACGACTGCTTGGATGGAATCGTCATTCATTAGTCGGTATTCCTGTTTCCCAACACGGAACCGTGTCCCAGTATTGGCCCTGAACAGCACGTAGTCTCCGCGATTACACCACGGCCCACGCGGATAGCGGTCTGTATCGGCATAAGCATCTGCGCCCATGTCCAAAACAACCCCCACCATAGACAAAATTTGTTCGTTCCGCAGAGTTTCCCCGGCCTTGACGATGCCACTGTCACTAAACGTTTCTTCGACGTTGGGCAAAGCAATCAGGATTTGGTACCCCACCGGTGTCGGGATTTGGCTGTTCAAAACAACTTCCTGCTTCTGCTGCTCGGCAATTTTTTCCCTGCGTTTCTGCTCAATGGCGGTTGGTTGCACGCCCGTACTACTTCCTTCAGTCATCTTCGGTGTCCTCATAGTTGCGCGAAAGGTCTGCGATTTCCATCAGTGCAAGGTTAAGACCTCGAATAACCCCACACATCTCCTTGTAGTTGGCAAAGTCCGATGCTACACCGGCATTAAGCGCGTTTTTCTGCCTCGCTAGGTGTTCGCCAACTTTTTCTTCAAGCACGTCAAAGACGGTTTTAGCCATTTTTACTCCTTAGTCTTGCTGCGTTTGTGCCTGTTGTTGCTCTTTAACCAGCTCAATTATGGTCTTCGCCCGGTCAAGCTGGGTCTTAGCGACCCCCTGTTGGGTTTGACTGGCTATGCGCTGCGCCTCAAGAGCGGTGTCATTGACTTCTTTTTCCCTATCAAGCTGTAGTTTGGCCGCATCAAGTGCCGCATCCGTCTGATCTTTCTGGGCTTTGCGCTGTACTTCAGCCTGTTTAATGGCCAGCTCTTTCTCTCGCTGCTGTACAACCGGGTCTTGCATCTGCTGGGCGATCTGCTGTTGCGCCGCTGCAGCCTGTTTCTGCTGGGTAAGCTGCATACCCGCCTGTGCCATAGTCTGCGCAAGCAATACCTCAATATCCTCCGGCAGTTCCTCATTCGGAGCCGGCAGGGCGGCACCCAGTTTCTGTTCCATCTGCGCCCGGTAACTAAACGCCACGTGCTCAGCAATGTGCGCCTGCAGCGCCGCTACAATCTGGTTAGCTGCCGGGTTCTGCCCAATTGCCGCCGCGATCTGCGGGTCTTGCAGGAACGCTTGGTGGGTCTGAATATGCGCGTCGTGGTCTTGATAAATAAACGCCTTCATCGGCTTACCCACCAACACATTCATATTCTCGCTAACCGGGTCCACCGGCTCTAGGTCGTCAGTAGTGGGCACCAGCTTGTCTGCATCTTTGATACCCAACACCTCCAACATCTGCCGGTGTAAATGCGGCAGGTCGTAAATCTGTGGAGCCGCTTGAGCCATCTGGAAGGCTGTCTGGTACTGCACAACACGCTGCGCCATGGTGCTGTTGTTTGGGTCACTGACTGGAATGACCTCTACCATAGCGTAGTCGGCTTTGCGGGCACGGGGTTCCCCACGGTAGGGCACATACCCATATTCATCCGGGGCGTAGTCCGCAATGATCTTTTTCAGCAGTTTGAATTCCTGCTTCATTGAGTAATGCACCCGCGCCTGCACCGCCGTCATCGGTTTCAGTGTCCGTTCAAGCAAGGCAAGGGTAGTACCGACCGGCGCATTAGAGCTCATGTCAGATATGTTCATGTCACTAATTGCGCCTAACCTGCGGCCTTCTTCCGTCACCTCCTTCAAAAGTGCAAACAGAGTCTGGCTGGGTTCCTTGTACGGCAGGGGCATAATGTTGTCTTTAATGCTGCCGCTTGGTACATCAACGTCCCGGTACTCTCCCGGTGCGATAGGGGTGTCGTCGCCTTTAATCCGCAACCCACGGGACTTCAAACCCCCCGGCAAGTTCGCCAAGGTACCCGCATCAACAAGTTGACGAATAAGCGAAGTTCCCGCACGGGAATACCCGCCAATAATGTGGATTAGCCCCAACCCGTAAAAACCAAAACCCGGCACATAGACGTAGTGCACAAAATACTGCAGCGGGCGCATCAGTGGGTCGTCGGGGTTCCAGTTACGTCGTACACCCAGCACTTCCCCCGTGCCTTTCTCAATGGTCACCACGTACGGCTTGGCTACCTGAAACTCGTTATCCTCGGCCCCATCCCCGTCCAGCTCGTCCAAAATAAGTTCTGCGTGCACTTCAAGTAGACAGTACCGGTCGTCGGAAGTCAGCGAATACCCTGCTTCTTCTGCTTTTTTCTCTTCAATGTCAGAGTGGTACGGTACCGGGTCACCCAGCTCAACTTGTCTATAGAACCCGGCCGCCATCAGCTTCGCCATTTCGTTCTTGGTTTTGCGCATGATGTGGGTAGCACGCTCGGCGGTCTCGATGTTGGACGCACCATACGGGACCATGACATCTTCGGCCGGGATATATACAGCGGTCTGCCTGCCCAAATTCGGGTCGTAGTACACTTTCTTAAACGAAGAACCCGCCAAACCAAGGGCGTAGAGCATCCGTTCATGCTCCGGCCGGTACTCCGTCATAACCTCGGTCAGCTCGTAATTCATGTCCACTTTGACGCGGGCTGCGGCTTCTTCCTTCTCTTTATCAACCTCCCCCAGTATTTTTGTCTTAACCGGCCCCGCTGCAGGAAACGTCTCGCTCATAGCCTCGGCTTGGAACCCAATGGCTGCTTCGGCAAGCACATTACTATAGACACCGCAGGCATCTTCCCACGGCTCTACCCGCTCTTCGTACTTGAACCCCAGTACTTCAAGCCCTTTCACGAAGGTTTCTGCCCACTCCGAACGACTTTCTTTGTCTGCGTCGTAGTACCCCAACAGGTCACTGGACAGGCTGTTGAGCGTTTCTTCTGGCAGGTATTCAGCCAAGTTCGCATCAAACGGTGCCATGGCAGAGGCTTCTGCCCCATCTTCAGGAACCAATGTTACCTCAACACTGCCGTCGTCCAACGTCACCATTTCCGGGTTAACAATATCTATCTCCAGCGCCTCTTCTGCGCCCACGTCCAACCCTTCTGGTGCTGTGTACAATCCTCGTTCAATAGCCATTAGTAGTACCCACCTCGTCGTTGTTTAAAGTACCGCTCTTCTTCCGGTTCATCCGTGGGTAGGGTAATAAACCCGCCTTGCCTAAACCGCATAAGCGCCATAATCATTGTATCTACAAGGTCGTCATGGGACATGAACGGAAACCCTGCCACTTCTTCAATCACTTCTTCGGCCCACCGTGTCTGCGGAGCCCACACCAAACCAGACCTAACAATGTCCGCAACGGAGTTCAACCGCGCCATCTTGGTGTTGGGGTTATTGGTGGTGCCCCGTGTTGGCGTGTATTCCTGTATCAACATCCCCGTCCGCCTGAGTTCTTGGTACAGCGGCGTGCCGCTACTTTTCTTCTCCACAATAAAGGCATCAGGCGACCACTCGTTGTACATCTCCCACGCAAAGTCTTTCAGTTCCGGGAATTCCAACCGGCGTTTGGCCGCGTTTAACAGAATGATGTTGTAGGTATCGGGCACACCCAAGAGTTCTTTTGTATAAGTAAACCCACCTTCGTCCCTGCGATCGCCACTTTTGGTCATTTCTCGGGCATACTGCCCCCCTTCATAGAGGAACACACCCCACACAGTGAAAGCCGAAAAGTCCGCCCGGTTGGTAGCTTCGGCAGCGGCGTCAAGCGTCATAATAATGTATTCACACTGCGGCGGTTGTTCCGGATACCACGGCTGCCACTACTCGCGCTTGATTATCGAGCCTTCTTCGGCAGTGGGGTTCTGCTGGTATTGGGCGTTCCACTGAAACACCGGCATAGACGCTTTGGTACGGTACAGCGCGTCAAGATCAAAAAACTCCGGCCACAACGGTTTTTCTACCACCTTGGTCTTTCCGGGCTTTTCTTCGTCCGGGGCGTCTACTTCCAAGATAGCGGGGAACTCAATGACTTCGTACTGATCAGCCAAATGATTCTGCGCCATGTCTTTGGTCAACCGCCCCGTTAAATCGTCCATGTGCCATCGAGTCTGGATCACCGCGATTCTTCCCTGTGGCATCAAGCGGGTTCGTGCTCCATATGTAAACCATTCGTAGGCTTTGTCAAAAACATCCAGATTGCCGTTAATAATGTCCTGCTCGTTGTGCGGGTCGTCGACAAGAAGTAAGTGAGCCCCACGACCGGCAAGCGCGGAACCAACTCCGCAGGCGAAGTACTCACCCCCCAAATTCGTGTTCCACCGTCCTGCAGATTTACTGTCTGAAGCCAAAGTCACATGGGGGAACACTTCCCTATAGGTGTCCGAATTGATGATATTGCGCACTTTTCGACCAAAATCCACCGCAAGGTCTGTCGTGTGGGACACCATCAGTACCTTCTTATCCGGGTTACGCCCCAAGAACCATGCAGGGAAATAAATAGAAACAAGCTGCGACTTACCGTGCCGTGGAGGCATGTTTACACAAATTCGGTCTTTGCCGGTACTGATAAGCGGGTTTCCTGTTTCGTCGTACTCCCGGCCTATCTCAATTTCCATAAGCAGGTCGGCCAGCATGCGGTGGTGTTTACCAACCTTGTAGTCGGGCTGCATCAACTTGCAGAATTCAATCAGGTCTTTCTTTGCGGCTTCAGCCCGCTTGCGCGCTTCAAGCTCAGTGACAATCCTGTACAGCTCCTGCTGTTCTTCCGGAGAATATTTATCCAAATTGTCCAGCATAAGCTGGATGTCTTCCGGGGAAAACTCGGTTTCGGGGGTGTGGTGTTGTTGCTGGGCTGCAGACATCGGGTTTAATTACCGCCCTCGTCCACTACTTCGTACTCTGCGTCTTCTATGTCGCTTTTCAGGTTCTCTAACTTCTCGCGTAGCGCATCACGCAATACATCTGGAGCCTTGTGGGTAACTGTAACTTCTTGTTTTGTCGTGTTAAACAGGTCTACTTCAGTGATTTTCCCCAAAAGTTCCAACGCTTTAAGGCGAACGCGGGGGTCAGCGTTGTCTGACTCAATAACCAGCTTGTTTACCACTGTATTTCGTATTTCAGCGGCGTGCCCGACGATTATTCTCCCATATTCATCAAGGATTCGGTGGGTTTCAAGCAGTGCGCCGGTAGTCAGCTTGGAGATTCTGGAGCTTGAGGCGGCTTTGGAGGTTTGTTGGGGGTCTTTTGCGTAGGAAGTAACCAGTGTGCTGACTACATCCCGGTCTTCTTCGGTGACTTCGACCTCTAAACCTGCTTCTGTAAGGTCGTTTATTGTAGCGCATGCTGCCGATGCACGGG